CACCGTAGCCTCATACCACCGCTGCGGAATCTCCAGTTCATTCTGCAAAGACCCGACATCCTGAATCTGGCGCGAATACCAAACCGTCATCTGCACAAAAGGATCAGACGGAGTAGGCCACAAGTAGATTTTTGCCTGCGGAATCGTCCGGTCAAACCAATATTGAAAAGGCTGATTTGCCGTGAAATTCTTATTCGGCAGATTCGTGTAATCATCACGATTCAACCGCGCCATCGTAATCTCTGTACTGTTGTTCCCAACGTAAAATTCACGCAGCGCCAGAATTGTGCCGTTATAAGCACGAATACGGTAATACTGGCAGTTTTGACCGGGGTCGATGTCATACCACAGCCACTGATTGTCAGTAACCGTAATAGTCCCAACATCTTCTAGGGTATACCAGCTACTACCATCCGTTGAATACTCAAGCACAAAAGACCAACTGGCACTACCAATATTTGCCACATAAGGCAAAACGCCAATAGATCCGGCATAAATCGGATTGTTTTGCCCGTAATTAATACCTATCGTCTCGTTCGCAATGGTTTGCTGGCAATAGGTATCAATAGCACTGTCAAACGCATTGACAGTTGTCCCGCCACCAGTATTGATATAAGCGCCCGTAGAATTAGGCGTAGGACGATTCATACGCCGATACAAGGCATTCAATACATCATTTGCCCCTACAGGCAATTCGTAGATATATTGATTGGCATTAAGGCCAAATACCTTCTTATCAATAGCCCAATACTGGATGCCAAGATTGATAAGGTTAGAAAGCAGGAAAAACAGGCTCTCCCTTGCGGATACCTGTTGCTCAGAAGTCAGTTCTTCAGCGAGTTTCCCGCAGCGCCGCGCTCCGTGATCTATAAGCTGCTGAACGTCAATTACGGTCGCGCCAACAGTTCCTGATGTAGCCATGTATTCATCCCTCTACCAGCCCGGACATTTCCAACGTCGTAATGAGGCTTTTGCCCTCGGTGCGTCTCCTGAAGCATGCTTCACGACCCCCGACATCCGGGCGCAGAATGAATCCTTGCGAGAACCGCCTTGCGGCTGCGGTGCCTTTAGATGGCTACCTGTTTCCCTATTATACTTTGCCCTGCCCTTTGCTGTAAGTCCTGCACCGCGCTCTACAGACAGTTTTTCTCCGCGACCAACAGACAGCGAAACGCCACCCTCTTTCATCTTGGCAGTCTTTGCGGCCTGTTTAAAAGCATCTGCAGTCGGCGCACCAGCAGAACCTACCTTACGCATTTTTTCCCCAGAACCATGAGCAATACGCTCACGTTTGGCATGGATATTTGCATACAACCCACCGCCATCTTTCTTATGCTCAGGCAGCTTCTTGTAACTTTTAGTGGCTTCTGCAAACTCTTTCCCGACAGATGCGGGAATGCCGGTTTTCTTCGCAAACTTAGGACTGTGAGCAACAGCCTGCATCAAACGATATTGCGCTTTAGATTTGGCTGGCATTATCCCACCTGAAACATGGTTGCAATAACAGATGGAATTGCAGGATAAACAGGAGAAGCACTTTCCGGAAGAGCCTCAACAGTTACTGTTGTAGATGTTGGAACCCAAATAATTTCAACATATTGACTAGCCGTCATGCTTAGAAAAATATTCCAAGCAGCAACAGCATACCCAAAAATTGACGCAGACTTTCTTGCGGGAACGGTAATTTGTGTTGCAGAATTAGAAACATCAGAACCATTAATTCTGAACCAAATAGTGGCGTCCTGTTGAGCATTATCGGTATTTTTTAGCTGTGCGCTAAACTGCAAATTGTATACGCCAGTAACAGGAACAGTAATTCTAGATCCACTTGCAAGAGTAACCCCATCCGCAACATCGGTTGCGCTAAAAGTCATTGCAGTTCCAGATTCAATATTGCCAGTCTGATCCGATGCGTCACTAAAAGCGCCATAATTAGCCCCATAAGCACGCAAAGTGCTTAGAGTTGCCTTGACGTTAGCCCCAGATTGCACAAGAGGAACCAGTTCCGCCCCAGTCAAAGTTGACGCAGATGGCATTGCTGATATTTTGGTGTCAGCCATTAGTTACTCTCCAATTCAATTTTGGCAGAATCTTCCTGTAATACATAACCCGATGATTCCATCAGGATGTAATACTTGACCCTCTCAGACCCACCATAAAGATCAACAACGCCATTGTCACCAACATCATCGCCGGGAGTAGCGCCAACAACATTAGCTGCGCTCTCATGCAAAGCAAAGCCATCAGTCGTGTTGGCTTGGTTTGCTACCCCAGTGTAGCCAACGTATGGCATTACGCAATACCGGCTTGAACCAGATTCAACGTGGCGCTATAGGTGCCAGTGCCTGAATTAACCAAAAGCTTAATACCAGTCACAGGAAACGCATAATTTCCATCCTGATTGTCAGTCTTGCTGGCAATCGTCGGATGAGAATACCAAGTGGTAAAACCAACAGCCGGATCATCAAAAGTATGCTGAACCGTGTAATCAACAGTCCCGCTGACAACCACGCCAAAACCCACATTAAACGGCGTGCAATTGGTATTCATCACAATAGCATCGCTAGAACCAACAGCATCCTGAGAAACAGTTTGAACTTTCATAGTGATCCTCTAAAAAGCAGGGAGCCGAAGCTCCCTTGCCTTATTTAGCTTTACCGCCCCAGCACATCCCGCCACGTTTCTTGAGACGCAAGTCTTTCATGAAGTTTTCGTGACCCTTATCGGTATTACGATCCATCTTTTTCTCTTGCATTTCACGGCGCATACGCTCAGCCTTTTCAGGCGTAGGAATGTCGGTAGTTACCGTTTCCTTCTCGACAGTAACAGAACGAGGGGGCATAGCACCACCGTCAGCCTTGCGCTTTACATGACCACCTTTTTTGAAGGTGCCGGAAAGCTGATTGATGGCAACAGGCGGGGTGGGTTTTTTATGACCCTGCGGCATCTTGACGGCGCGTCCGCTATCTTCTACGCGGCCACCGTCAGCATACTTTTTTGCCGCACCACCCTTCTTGTAACCACCGGCATTGCTTTTCTTGACCTCGCCAGTCGTGGTATTGGTAACGCCCGGATGCGCCGTAGTCACATTACCATCAACATAGCTAAGACCACCCTTGGCTTTGCGCTGAGCCTTGCCGCCATGCTTGTAGCCGCCAGCATTGCCCATCTTCACATCGCCAGTTTTCTTGGCAGAATGATCCGGCTTGGCTTCGTGCATCTTGGTATTGCGATACTCGCCACCCTGATCTTCGGTGTTGATGATGCCCGACTTAACAGCACCGCCTTTATTGTAACCAGCGGCTCCCATAGCAACGCCGCCAGTCTTCAGTTTCAGCTTGGTGCCTTTGCCGCCTTTATGCTCTTGCTCATCGTGCTGCTTCATGGCTTTCTTGATCATGGCTTTATCTTGCGCCATGTCAGCCTTGCCACCTTCCTTCATAACAGGGGCAGGCATAGCACGACGCGAACCAGCCATCATCGCAGCGCGACGAGCAGCCATTGACGGCTTGGCAGGAACACGAACAGGAGCATTAACAGCAGGACGCCCAACCATAGCCGGAGTCCGCGCCAAAACATCCATCGCACCACCGTCATACTTGTGCATCGGCTTGTGACCATGCTCGGCTTTTGCAGTGGCTTTCTTGTTAACGTGACCACCCTTCTTAAGCTTCAGAACAACCGAAGGCTCAGAAGATTCCATCTTCAGGTTATATTTAAACTGACCCATGTTGGTCTCCTATTAAGCCTGCGTTACGCCAAGAGCGCCAGCGCGAGTAGCATTCGGGCCACACTGAATCGCGGTCAGAAGAATCGCAACAACCAGACGCTTTGAGCCATCACAAGCAGAACTCGGCACAACAGTGCCGCGCACATCGCCAGTGGTCGTGGTAGCAGTCGTGGCGTCAGCCACAACAACCGTAGCAGCATCTTCAGCCAGCGCACCATTCCAACCACAACGAGCAATATAGCCCTTGTTGTTGAAGCGAACCGGAGAGCCAATAATGTCAGTCGTGCCAACCGTAATCGCAGTGCTGGTGCCGCCGCTTACCGTAATGCCGGTAATCTGAAAGAAAGCCTTCAGACCGTTAACCGTCGAACCGGCAGTGCAAGCAATAACTTCGCTCATCGCTTGACCATAATAGTCAAAGCCCGACACGGTGAAGTTACGAGTCGTAGCCAGAGCAGC